CGCCGTATTTTTTCGCCACACTCTTATGGGCTATACAGACGCTATTACAGATGCACTAAGCAACTGCCTGCCTAGAGGCACTCGAGTCGAATTTGACTATCAGCACCTATTCCGGGCAGATGTCGCTACACGCTATAACTACTATTCAACCGCTATCGCCGCAGGTATCCTAACTGCTGAGGAAGTAAGACAAAGAGAGGGCTTAGATGTCTGAAATTGAAATTAGAGAAGCAGCGCTATCACTAGATGCTGTCGAGGAAAGAACAATTACCGGGTTAGCTGTTCCCTATAATCAGGAGGCTTCTATCGGTGGCGGTATTCAGGAGCGCTTTGCGCCGGGCGCTATTGACTCAGTCGAAGATGTCAAGTTGTTCTACGGTCACGAAGAGCCAATCGGCAAAGTTATCTCAGGCAGAGAAACAGATGCAGGCTACGAGATCACAGCCAAAGTAAGCCAGACCTCTAGGGGCGATGAAATTTTGACTCTTATGCGTGACGGCGTACTAAATAAATTCTCAGTAGGGTTCATGCCTATCGAACATGATAGAGATGGCTCGCTGATAACTCGGACACTCATAGACCTAAAAGAGGTTTCTGTCGTGCCGTTTCCGGCTTTCGCTGGTGCAAACATAACCGAGGTTAGAGAAGATCAACAAGATGTTGAAGCCCTCGAAACCCAAACAGAAGAAAGAGACTTAATGTCTGAGAACATAGAACTAGAAGTCCGTTCTGTTCAAGATGAGGTTGCTGAATTGCGCCGAGTCGTTGAAGCAGGACTAACTATTGAAACACCTAAAGTAATTGGCTCAGAGATTCGCTCTCAGGGCGAGTTTGCTAAGAAACTACTAGACGGCGATGCAGAGGCTATTGAGCTTGCTCGCGCAGCTTCGACTACTGCTAACACAGTAACAACCGCTGCTTTTGTCGGTCAAATCAACAACCTAATCAACCTCAACCGCCCGGCTCTATCAGCCTTCTCGCGCGCAGCGCTTCCAGGCTCAGGCTTGAGTGTTGAGTATGCTTCTGTAACAGCTAACACGCTGTCAGTAACCGCTCAGGCAGCAGAGAACGATGCTCTAGCTTTTGGTAACTTGACAATCGCTAACACCTCGGCAGCAGTAGCAACCTACGGTGGATACACAAGCTTCTCGAAGCAGACCATCGAGCGCTCAACTGTTGATTACCTGAACACCGTATTCCGCGCCTTGACGATTGCTTATGCAAACGCCTCGAACGCTGCTTTCGTTGCCCACGTGAACGCTTTGAACATGACAGGCAAGACCTATACTCAAGACGGCACTCTAGCTACTCTTATCGGCGGTATTACAGATGGAGCATCATACATCTTCGAGAACACCGGACTGCGCCCTGAGTTTATTATTGCTTCTACTGAGTCCTACAAGGCACTTATGACTATCGTAGGATCAGATGGCAGACCAGTTATGCGAACTTCAGGCGATGGAGTCAATAACATTGGAAACGCAAACCTACCTGGACTATCCGGCGACCTTCTAGGACTGCCAGTAATCGTAGATCCTGCTATGATTGCTAACACCGCGTATATGGCTAACCGCGATGCTATCCAGTCCTTCGAGTCTCCGGGCGCTCCAGTACGTCTCACCGACGGCGATATAACAACGCTGACTGATTCCGTAAGCGTATATGGGTACATGGCGATTACTACACCATTCGCCGGGGCAATAGTTTACCTACCTACAGTCTAAGGAATAACTAGATGACAACAGTAGTCACGCTGGCAGACCTTCAAGCCTACATAGGGACAGAAGAGACAGGTAGTTTTATTCAATCCTGCCTAGACTCTGGAACTGCGCAGGTCGCGAACTATGTCGGCGTGATTACTACTGTCCCAGACGAGATTCATAGGCAGGGTACTCTTATCTGTTCCTCGGAGCTGTTCCACAGGCGTTCAGCGCCTAACGGTATTGCTCAGTTTGCAAGTATGGACGGCAGCGCTATCAGGGTAGCTAAAGACCCTATGGGCGCTGTCTATCCGTTGCTGAATCCCTATGTTGGCTACGCAATATGAGTAACGAAATAACAATCTCTAAGGCAGAGTTCAAGCTTGATTTAGAGGCAGCCAGCATTAGGGTTTTAGATTATGTTCCTGAGCGCATAACGCCGCCAATAGTAATAATAAACGCCGCTTCTCCCTATCTAACACCTAGCACTCTAGGCACTCAGTACGATCTAAATCTAGAGCTAGTGGTCATAGCTTCTACTGCCACTAATAAAAAGGCTACAGAGAATCTAGATCAGGCAATACACGATGTTCTAAATGCTATGCCGCGATACGCTCGAGTGATTCGAGTAAATGAACCCTACAACTTACAAACAAATAACGCTGAATACCTATCGGCTAATATCTCAGTCGAGCTAGAAATAACTATTTAGAAAGGTCATCAAATGACTAACACAAGAATTGTCGCAGAGAACATCAATTTCCTTATTGCAGATGTCGAATATTCCTGCGCTGTAAACATGGTAGAGCTAACCCTGGGAGATGCTCCTGGAGATGTTCAAACCTTCTGTGAGCAGCGAGTAGGTGGAGAGTGGGCTCTATCGCTAGAGGGTGTTACCTCCGGTGATGCTACTTCTCTTTATCGCGTTCTTTGGGCTAACTTTGGAACTACTGCAACTTTCGTAATTGCTCCTAATGGAAACACAGTAGCTAGTGCCTCAGAACCTCACTATTCAGGCGTGGTCAAGTTCAGCGAACTCCCACCGCTAACCCTAAACAGTAACGAGACTTCAACCTTCTCAGTTACCCTTAGAGTTGTAACTACACCTAATGATGCAGATAGCTCCGAGTTCTATGGGGTTACAGTAGTAACTTCCTAGTCATGGCTGTGCAACCGGGCGTAAAGGTCAAGAATCTAAGAGAGATAAACAAAGCCTTAGATGCTATTGGTGTACCTAAAGACGCTATCAAAGACGCTGGAAAAGAATCCGGTGAACTGGTAGCTAATCAGGCACGCGGTCTAGTCCCGGTTCGCACAGGCAATCTTAGAAACAGCATCAGGGCTGGAGCTACAGCCAGAGGAAAGATCACAGTCAAGGCAGGTAATAACAGAAACTCTAGCTCCGGTGTTCCCTACGCTAACCCTATTCATTGGGGCTGGTTCAAAAGACACATAAGACCACAGCCGTTCTTTGTAAGGGCTCTGGGATACACTAGAGAAGAAATCTATGAAAACTACTTCAGTCAAATGGAGAAGCTAATAAAAACAGAAACCGCTAAAACGAAACTCTAAGGACACAGAATGATGAACTTCGACGAAATGACACTAGGGCAAGTAGAAGAAATAGAGCTGCTAGTAGGTCGCAGCATAGACGAAATCTTTGCAGATGGTCAGCCTAAAGGCCGCGCGCTCAGAGTTCTTTATTATGTAGCGATGAAGCAAGATAACCCTGATTACAAATTTGAGGATACTGAGGGAGTTACTCAAAAGGCAGCTTTAGGAATGCTCGGAGCGACAGACCCAAAAGGAAAAAAGTAGTTGAGCATCATGCTAAAAAAATGGCAGGGTTCGTACTAGCGACAGGAGTGCAACCTAGTGAGTATAGAAAACTCACACAAACGGAATACTCGGCTTTCGTGGCAGAGGTGCATAGGAGAAGCAAATGAGCTTAGTGCTAAACGTAGAGATACTGGGAGAATATAAAAATCTCTCTAAGGCTACTAAAGGCGCTACTAGCAGCTTCAAAGACTTAGGCACAAAGTTCGCAAAAGTAGGCGCAAACATAGCGAAGGTTACAGCCGCTATCGGTATTGGTATCGGTGTCTTGGCAGTTAGCCAGATCAAGAAAGCCATAGACGCAACCAGCGACCTCTCAGAAGCTACTAACGCAGTAGACGTATCTTTCGGAGATGCAGCAGCAGGCATTCTAGAGCTAGGTGAGAATGCAGCCAGGGGTCTAGGGCTTTCCAAGACAGAGCTGTTCGGGATTGCCACTCAATTTTCAAGTTTTGCTGGAACTATCGCCGGAGAAGGCGGCAACATAGTCGAGGTAGTAGATGAAATCTCACAGCGCGGAGCAGACTTCGCCTCAGTCTTCAATCTAGATGTCGGAGATGCACTAGCTAAATTCCAGTCTGGACTAGCAGGGCAATCAGAGCCGCTAAGAATGTACGGCATAGACCTAAGCGCAGCA